ATATAGTTACCTTTTAAAATAAATATTAAAATATAGTTGGTAGATTAATAATTTACACTACCTTTGTAGAAACAAAACAAAAGATATGAATATAAGTAAAGAACAATTCAAGGTAATAGTAGAGCAAATAAAAGCTGATAGTGGTATATATCCAGAGCTAGAAAATGACTATGTTAGCAGTGTTTATACTGTTAATTTAAAAGATGGGTATTTGTTTACCTTTGATTTTAAAATATGGGCAGAATCAGATAGTTATTTATACGGGATTGAGGACATGACACTTTATAGTGTTGATTTAGGTTGTATTAGTTTAGAACCTAAAGACTTTGATCTATTAGAAAAGCTTGCAAAAGGAATGATTGAACTAGATTTTTCAGAGCATGAAGGGGAAGCACCAGAAGAACACGCATTTAATTTAGGATGTTAACAAATAAAACATTATGACAGATAAAGAATTTAAAAAGCTATATAAACAACTAGCTCTACAAGATTATTCGCAAGAACTAGGTTACTTTGAGAAGGAAGTTACAGGGTTTGAAGTCTATTTTGAGTTTAAAGTATATCCTCACCCATTAAGGAAAGAACATTACACATCTGTTTTTAACTTACTTATAAGCACTTTAGATTTCGGAGAAATAAACCTAAGTGTAACAAGATTAAGCCTAATAGAGGAATTGCTAGAGAGAATAATCACACCAGAGTGGGAGGATAACGAACCGGATAGCGATCACGCTTGTAGAATTGGAGACTAATGAATACATTCTATCAAATATACATAGCTATTCTATTCTTAGGAATAGGCTATGCAGTAAGATTATTATTATTAACATTTAAAAACAAAAAACAAGATGAAAATTACAAAAACAATAGAAGCTAAATCTGATCAGTTAAACGCTGATGATTTAATAGGAGGTTCTAAAACAATTAAAATAACAAGTGTAGAAGTTTTAGACACTGATTTACAGCCAGTACATATACATTTTGAAGGTGACAATAACAAACCTTATAAGCCGTCAAAGGGAATGCGTAGAGTCTTAGTTCAGTTATGGGGTGACGAATCCGAAATTTTTATAGGTAAAAAAATAACTTTATTCCGAGATGAAACTATTAAGTTTGGTAAAGACGAAGTTGGAGGGATTAGAATAAGTCACGTTAGTGACATAAAAGAAGCTACAAGAGTTTTAGAAACTGTTTCTAGGGGAAAAAGAAAGCCTATAACTATAAATCCTATTTTGAAATTAAAATTAACAGACGTTAAAAAAGCTAAAGAAGCAATTAAAAAAGGAACTTATACTTTTGATAAAATTAATGATCTTTACGAATTAACAGAAGAACAAATTAAAATATTACAAGATGAAACAGTTTAAAATAAGAGCTTCGGCAAGTGGTAAACTTTTAACGGCTGGAGGTAAAACTTCAAAAGCTGAAACGCCTAAAACATTTGTTAAAGAATGGTTTATTTCGGAATTAACAGGTAAAAGAAAATCTATTGAATCAAAGTATCTAAGAAGAGGAATTGAAGTTGAAGATCTAGCAATTGAACGAATAGGAAAAAAACTAGGTATTGAATTAAAGAAAAATAAAAAATCTTTTGAAGATGATTTTTTTACAGGAACTCCAGATGTAATAATAGAAGATACTATTATTGATGCAAAATCTAGTTGGGATTGTTTTACGTTTCCCTACTTTATGGAATTTCCTCCTATTCTATACGTTGCACAGCTTCAAGTTTATATGGAAATGACAGGAGTAAAAAAAGCAAAACTAGTTTATTGCTTAGAGAATGGAACAGAAGAACAAATAAATAAGTTAGCGTGGCAGAAAGCACATGAAGTTGGAGTGGATGAACCAACAATTGAACATTGGAATCAAGCAGAAAAGGACTTGAACTACGATCATTTATATGATGATTTAAGAATAAAAATATTTGAATTAGATTATGATTCTATTATGGTTCAGAATTTAAAAGATGGTGTTGAGTTTTTAAGAGAATATATAAAAACAGATTTACTAACTAAGATTAAAAAATAAAATAAAAAAGTAAAATTATGGGTGAATTAAAAGTAAACGGTAAGGTAAAATTATTAATGGATGCACAAACATTCGATAGTGGATTTACTAAAAGAGAATTTGTTCTAACAACTCAAGATCAATACCCTCAAGATGTAAAGTTAGAATGTACTCAACAAAAAGTTACCTTGTTAGATAACTTAAAAGAGGGGGACAATGTAGATGTTTTTTTTAATATTCGAGGGAATGAATACAATGGTAAATACTTTGTTAATTTACAAGCTTGGAAAATTGAAGGTGTAACGACTACAGCACCAACACCAACACAACAAAAACAAGATGAGCCAGACGTACCATTTTAAAAACAACTTTGATAACGGCTGGCTATTGCTAGCCGTTATCTTTATTCTATTATTAATTAACGAATACTTGAAATGAAAAGAATAATAACATTACTAGCTTTAACACCTTTATTAAGCTACTCACAGACAAAAGATAGCGTTTACAACTACTTACTTGATATTAACGTTAAATACCCTGAGACTGTGTTAAAACAAGCTATTTTAGAAACAGGAAATTTCACTTCTTACAGTTGTAAAGTAAGAAAAAACCTTTTCGGAATAACGATAAAAGGCAAATTACATACTTTCGATAATTGGAAACAATCATGTGATAGTTATTTAACAGATGTTCAGTACAAGTACAAAAGCGGTGATTATGATGACTTTCTTTTTGAGCTACCTTATGCAACTGATAAGAATTATATTAAAAAATTAAACGGTATTAGATTATGAAACTAACAGACGATCATATTTATATGTTGACTTATTACATTACGGTTTTATCTAGTCAATATGCAATTTCAAACGTACAAGCTACAAGTTTAAACGCTAGGAAGTTTAAACAAGTTACTAATACTTATATTAACTTTTTAGAGAATCACGTTTACAGCCTATTTAAAGACACTTACGAATTAAACGAGGGTACAATGGAGGAGTTATTCCAATTGTTAAAGAAGCGTAATGAAAACCAAGTAGAGCAATTTATAAAGGATTTGGTAAGGATATGATTGAAGTAAATAAAATTTACTATCATAAAACACTAAACCACCTAGTAAAAATAAAACGATATACAGAAGGTTCTAATATAGCTACTTTCTATTATCTAAATAATGACTTAACAATTATGTTTAGTAAGTTTTATTTTAGTACATCAGAAAGAATAGGAATAGGGAACATTAAAAACTTAGTTCCTTATGAGAACATTAACCAATTAGAATTATTTTAAGATTATGAAAAAAAAACACAGGTTTCCTTATGAGTGGACAATCAAAGATACTGTTTTCACTAAGGATAAGGGTACTGTATTTTCATGTTTCGCTTGTGGAGGGGGTAGTTCATTTGGTTATAAATTAGCAGGGTTTGATGTATTAGGATGCAATGAAATTGACCCTAAAATGATTGAAGCTTACAAAGCAAACCATAACCCAAAATACGCTTATTTAGAACCAATACAAACTTTTAAAGAGCGTAAAGATTTACCAAAAGAATTATACAATTTGGATATACTAGATGGTTCTCCTCCATGTAGTAGTTTTAGTATGGCTGGAAATAGAGAAAAGGATTGGGGTAAAGAAAAGAAATTTAGAGAAGGACAAGCTGAACAAGTTTTAGATACTTTGTTTTTTGATTTTATAGACATAGCTAAAGAATTACAACCAAAAATAGTAGTAGCTGAAAATGTTTCTGGAATGATGATGGGAACAGCTAAAGAGTATGTTAAAAAGGTTTATACTGCATTTAAAGAGGTTGGATATGAATTAAGGATTGAGCCTTATTTATTAGATGCTTCAAAAATGGGAGTGCCTCAAAGAAGAAAAAGAGTTTTTTTTATTGCTTTACGTAATGATTTAGCAACTAATTTTATGGAACAAGTGGATATGTTCCAAGAAGCACCTAAATTAGATTTAGTTTTTAATGAAAAAGAAATACCTTTTAGAGATATTTATGAGGTTGGAAACAATGAAAGGCCACTTACTAATAATGCTTTAGATTTATGGAATGATAGAGTTGAGACAGATTTAGACTTAGACGCGATTTCCACAAGGAGGGGGCGACCAAATTATATGTTTAATCATAAGTTCTTGAAACTATCAAAGGTTTCAAATACTATAACAGGTAGTGATAATTGTTGTTTATATGAAGAACCAAGATATAGAAGTAAAAAGGAACTTACAAGTTGTGGTACTTACCCAATGGATTATGATTTTGGTAAATTAAAACCAGAGTATTTAATAGGAATGAGTGTACCTCCAGTAATGGTGGCTCAAGTAGCTAGTGAAATTTACAAACAATGGTTATCTAAAATATAAACAACATTATGCCCGACAAGGTAGCCCTCACAATTGTGGGGGTTTTTTGTTGGTTATATGAAAATAAAGTTTATTTTTGTGATGCATTAGTTACGTTTTAAAGTTAGATAATAAGGAAACCCAAGTGACTCGAATCATTTGGGTTTTTTTGTGTTTAGGTGTGACATTTATATTAATGTCACGGTAAATGTCACGGTAGTGTCACACCTTTAAACCGTTGTTTTTGTTGAGTTTCTTTAGTTTAGGTGCGACATTTGTCACAGTAGTTTAAGAATATAAATAAAAACAAAAATAAAAAAAAATAAAAAAAAATATTAGCTTAGGTGTGACATGTCACAGTAAAAGCTCTATAACCGTTGAATTCATTGAAAAGTTACTGTGACATTTGGTGTGACATTGGTGTGACATCTGGATTATGTGTCACACCTAAATAAAAATAATAAAAAAATACCTTATTGTAATATATTTGATTATATTTGCAGTCAAAGTAACAACCGCTTAAAGAAACTTTATTAAAAATCCTTACTTTGAAATGCCCCGTGGTTGTGGCTATCTTAGTAAGGATTTTTATTTTAAATAACAACCGAATGAACGAACAAGTTGCAATTAATTTTCTTAATCATTTTTCGCTGCTAACAGTTGGAGAAAATAAAAGACCTAATTACCCTTGGTCTAAACTACAAGAAACTAAACAAGAAGAAAATCAGTTTTTAAAGCAATTTAATTACAAGGGAGGTATAATAAAAAAAGATGGTGATGAAATTCCAGCAACTACAGGAATTGGAATAATAACTGGATTTGATTTCCTTGAGGTTATTGACATAGATACAAAGGTATTTTCAACGCAGTTAGAAATGAATGATTTTTGGTCTGAATATCTACAAACTTTAAAAGATACGATTATAAACTTTGATAAGAAATTTGTTATTTATAAAACAAAATCTGGAGGTTATCACATTTTATACAAATCAAAACGATGCTTAGGTAATGTTAAGATAGCAAAACTTAAAGGACATAAAGAAGCTATTATAGAAACTAGAGGTAAAGGAGGTTATGTTTTTGTTTATCCAGATAATAAAGTTTCTGAAAAGTCTTATTTTGAAATAGACTTCATTACTGATGAAGATAGAGAGAGTCTTTGGAGAATAAGTAAATCTTATAATTTTGAAGAAACACAACCGAAGATAGAAACCAAGGTAAAAAAAGAATATGTTACAGGTAATATAACGCCTTGGGAAGACTTTAATAATAACAATGAAATCTGGACCGTAATACAGGATGACTTTTCTATCCCTACAAATGGTCAAAAAAGAAACCATTATTTAATAAAAAGATTTGGAGCTACTTCAGATCATAGTGGTTATGTGTATAGAGATAGTGGATGTATGTTTTTATTTAGTACTGGGACATGTTATCCAGCTGAAACTTTAATTAGTCCTTACTCAGCATACACATATAAACTTCATGGAGGTGATTTTTCTGCAAGTGCAAGAGATTTATACGATCAAGGTTTTGGAAGCAGAATAAAAGCAAAAATTGATGAAATTAAACCGGTTATTGAAGACTATAAACCGGTTATTGATGAGATGTCTTTTCCTTTAGATGTATTCCCTAAAGACATACAATATTACATAACAGAATGCAATGATAAATTAGATAGTAATTTAGACTACATGGGGGTTTCCTTAATGTGGTTAATTAGTGTTTGCGTTGGGAATTCAATGCGTGTTGAAGTAAAGAAAGGATGGTATGAGAACGGTGTTCTTTGGGTTGCTGTAGTAGGTAAAGCTGGGATAGGTAAAACTCCAAGTATTAATAATGTTATTTTTCCATTAATGAAGGAAAACAGTAAAGAAATTAAAAGATACATCAAAGATAAAGAGGTAGAAGATCATTACAATAAATTAGATAAAAAAGAAAAGGCATCATATCCAGAGCCAAAGCCAGCAATTAAGACTCAATTTGTAGCTAATGATATTACTTTAGAGGCTTTAGTGGACCTACACCAACAAAGTGATAATAGTGTAGGTGTGTTCAAAGATGAGCTTGCAGGGTGGTTAAAAGATATGAATAAATATAGGGCAGGTTCAGATTTAGAATTTTGGTTAAGTACATGGAGTTCTAAGAGTGTAAATCTTAATCGTATGACTAGAGCAGGTTCATTTGTTGAAAAGCCTTTTATTCCAGTTTTAGGAGGTATACAACCAAGTATATTTAATTCATTCAGCACTGACGAAAATAAAGAAAACGGTTTTATGGATAGAATGTTATTATCTTTTCCAGATGCAGAAGTAGACCTTTACAATGAAAATGAATTAGATGCAGATTTAATTAACTGGTACGGTGAGATTATTAAAAAATTTTATCAAGGGGTTAAAGGTAGAATTTATAGAAATGGTGAAGGTGATATTGAGCAAGAAACAATTAAATTTTCTATAGAAGCTAAAAAAGAATGGAAAATAATGTTCAATGAAATAACTAATAAGCAGAATAACGATGAAGAAAACGAGTACTTAAAATCAATGTATCCAAAACAAAAAAGTTACATTCCTAGATTTGCTCTGTTAATACATACGTTTAACAATGCTTTTGTAGAGGGTAATCCAAACATAGAAATTTCTAAAAATAGTATTTTAAAAGCAAAAAGACTAAGTGATTATTTTGTTAATAATGCACGTAAAATTAAGCTAGAAAGTGCAGAAACTCAGGACATAAAATCAGCTTTTGGAAAAGCAGAAACAACTTTAGACAAGTTAACAGCAATTTATAAAAAAGATAAAGATTTTAATAAAACAAAAGTTGCTGAATTGTTAGGGGTAAGCAGAAGAACAATTCAAAGAACAATTCAACAAATAGAAAAGAAATGAAAAAATTAGTTTTTTTAAAAAAAAGTAGTATATTAGCAACTCGAAGCGTTGGAACTTCATAAACATATTATTAAAAAAGCTATTCTTACAAGGTTGTCCAACGCACCTAGTTTGAATGGCTTTTTGCATTTTTAAAATTATGGAAATTTGGAAAGACATCGAAGGTCATAGTAAATATGAAGTATCTTCATTAGGTAGAATTAGAAGGTTATACAAGATAGGTTATAAATTTAGAAAGCCAGTAATACAATTCGGGTATGTTAATGTTACCTTTTCTTTAATGGAAGGTAGATTTAAAAAGTATCAAGTTCATAGATTAGTAGCTATTGCTTTTTTAGAAAATAAAGAAAATAAGCTTTGTGTAAATCATATAGACGGAAACAAAAGCAACAACAACGTTAATAATTTAGAGTGGTGCACTCATTCAGAGAACGAACAACATTCTTTTGATGTGTTAAAAAAAGTATCTAATGGTATAATTAGAAGAAAAATAGATTTAAAAGAAATACATATTATAAAAAAGATGAAAAAAGATGGCATAACTCAAAGATCTATAGCTAAAAAATACAATGTATCTGAAGGTGTTATATCTTTAATAATTAATAATAAATCATATATAAAACATGTTTAATTTACGTTTATACCAAAAGGAAGCGTCTAAACAAGGTTTAGATATTTTAAATAAACATAAGATACTGATACTAAACGCAGAAGTTCGTGTTGGCAAGTCACATATAGCTTTAAACATTGGTAAGAATTATAAAAATGTTTTGTTTATTACTAAAAAGAAAGCTATTCAAAGTGTTTTAAATGATTATGAAACAGCTAGTCATAAGTTTGATTTAACTGTTATCAATTACGAAAGTGTACATAAAATAGATGGTGTTTTTGATTTGGTTATTGCAGATGAATCGAATGAAAAGATAAGTGCATACCCAAAGCCAACATTAAATGCAAAGCGTGTAAAAGAATTTGTATCTAATGACTTAATGTTATTAACTGGCACTTTATTACCTGAGTCTAATAGTCAAATATTCCATCAATTATGGGTGTCAAAATACAGCCCTTTTGCACATTATAAAAACTTTTATGATTTTCATAAAGCGTTGGGAGTACCTGAAGTTGTTTATACAACTTATGGGCAAAGTAAGAGTTATAAAAACACACCGTATAAAAATATAGAGCCGTTCATCAATTCTATTAAGATAAGTATAACACAAAGTGAAGCAGGTTTTAAAGCTGAAATAAA